TCTGGTGTTAATTGTGGCACAGATTTCCTGAGAGAATTTAGATTAGATAGAGTATGTTTAATTAATTCTCGTGATGCTAGGTAATCATTAATACCAACAGCACTATTAGTCTTACCGACATCAATGCGGATTTTAAGTAATACCTCACGCAATTTAATGATGGTAGCAATATTGTCTTTGACTACCCTACGATTATCATCAACGAATTTATTTGGATTAGTATTCCAAATTTCCATATTGCATGAAGTAAAATCCATAGTATTATTCAGTTCCTTGATTTTGGCCTGAATATTCCGCTGAATAACTGATGATTTACGTAATGTTACTGTTGTCATAATATAATTCCTTTATTGATAAAGATTTGGTAGGTCCGGTCGGATTTGCACTGACATAAAATCACTTATGAGGTGACGGCTTTAACTAGTTAAGCTACAGACCCACATTCTATTGTTTGTGGAGTATAGACCATCTTATGTATGATGTCAAGAAGAAAATCAAAGCATCGAACCCTATATAATATTAACAGACATTGTTAATGGAGATCATAGTGAGTAAAAGTTCAGATGCAGTTAAAAAGTGGAGAAATGAAACTAAAAAACGAATGGTTGAATCCATGGGAGGGAAATGTTCAATATGTAATTACAATAAATCTATTACAGCATTAGAATTTCATCATATTGATCCATCAGTGAAAGAACATGCTCTAGGAGATGTTAGAGCTAATCCTAAATCTTGGAATATTATTGCCGAGGAATTACGAAAATGTATATTACTATGTTCTAATTGCCACAGAGAAATTCATGATGGAAGTGCAACAATACCAGAAAATTATTCAAAATTCGATGAAGAATATTTCCAATATAAAAGACTTATGGAAAATGTAGGAACTCCATGCAAACATTGTGGAAAAATAAAACCTCCACAATATAAATTTTGTTCTCAAACATGTGTTGGATCAAATCGAGAGAAAATAGATTGGAGCAATTATGATTTAATTGAAATGAATAAAACTATGTCATTAGTAAAAATAGCTGAGACAATAGGTGTATCTGACGTTACAGTATTGAAAAAGATTAGAAGAATAAAAATGGCTCCCAGCGCAGGACTCGAACCTACAACCACCTGATTAATCTTGGACCTAGCCGTATCGCACGGCATTGCTGGGTATATTCTACCCAACTGCATTCTACGCTTGGTCCCACAGTCAAGTGCTCTACCATTGAGCTAGCCGGGATTATTGTATCTTATATAGTAATCAATAATAAAAAATTTGGTGGGATGTCAAGGTAACGCTCCTTATCAGTTCAATCGAACACTGGATTTACAGTCCAGGCCACGTCTTTAGTGGTATACCATCCCTTATTGGAAGCATATGTTGGAATCGAACCAACTTCACCGTATGATACGGTGTTTTATCCAATAAACTAATATACTATAATTATTTATGTCAGGTGCGGTCGGACTCGAACCGACACTCTTCGGAATCACAGTCCGACGTTTTAACCATTTAAACTACTGCCCTTTTTTGACTGGACTATTCAAATCATTTAAATTTACAACTCTTACACCATCAGAATCATTCTTAATGATGATATAGTCATCTACATTTTTACCCCATAGAAATATTCCTACTGCCTTTGAATTGGTAAATTTATTCAAAAGATTGTTATTCCTATTCACTACAAGAAATCTAAAAATTGTCATATCATTGATTCCTATATTGTCTTAAATTTATTCCATCTATAGCTTGGCCGGTGAGGTATCTGATGTTAACGTAATATCTGCCCATTCTCCGTTTAGGTATTGATCAAGCACCCATTATATAAAAGTAAATTACTCTTTTATATAATCTTTCCTTACCTTCTATAAATGGAATAAATTTAAAATATTTACTGTGCAGTAAATAACGATAGAAATTGGACTTAGGAGCGGAACTTGCATCCGCATTAATTCAGATTTGCAGTCTGACCCATAACTATTTCTGGCATCCTAAGTTACTTGATTAAACTAAATTATCTATATTGTGTATAGTTTTAGTATCATCTTGCATACTCTCATAACAAACTATAATCTGTTGTGCCATATTTTCTACAGTGGCACCAGATTCGTAAGAAAATTTCACGTCTCGTGCCCGTGGTCCAGAATTTGGAAACAATAGATTAATAGCTTGTTCAAGATTCGACATTACATTATCCTAAGTTATTTTCTATTTATAGTCCTAGAATTTTAGTTGATTGTGTATTATCAATAATAACTAATACATTTACAGAACCAAGAAATTTCATGATTTTTCTGTAGTATCATACTGATATTTATCCCATTTATTGGGTTCTATATGGGATGCGTTTAGGTAAACGATAAATTTTTCTGACATTGTTTAATTCCTTATGGTCGTGTATATTTAATAATTTGAGTATTTGGCATCAGCTTCCGATTTACCGATAGAGACTGAACAAATACGTCATATTTCGTAGTATTGATTGGAACGATTTTAACCTGCCCAACTTCTGGTAATCCTAGCAGATCACGAGCATCGAGTCCAGTATACATTTCACCATTTTTACGATCACGAATAATAATCATCTTGGATGACTGTAGAGTTTCAGTCTTAGTTAGCTGATAATACCAATCACCAATTTGATAATATCCATAAGTGTCATTTACGAAGGTCTTAATATCACACACATTCGCAACATTAAATACTTTATATGAATTATATGGATTTGGAGTAAGTTTCCGCTTTACTGTTGATGTGTTCAGTTTAGAAGTATCAACGAAGAATTTTTGTGTTGATGTTGCACCAATGTCAGTCCGATCATTATAATAATTACGAACGGCACTTTCAGTATATGCAGTAGATTCTTGCATACCTTTTTCAGTTTGATCCCATTCAATGATATTACCAGCACTAATACCTAGTGAATGTAGATGACGAGAATATCCTTTTGGACAACGGAAAGCAAACGTCCACATATCAGTCTTTGCTAATTCTTTAAATTCATTAGCAATAGAATACTTATTCCAATTAGAAGATGAATTTTCTCCACCATCAGTAATAGTCATAACCAGAACTGGAATATTCTTATTACTCTCACGAATTTTCTTACCTAGTTCAATACCCTTACCTACTGAATCTAGTAGTGGAGTCGATGAACCAGGAGTTTTATAATTTAGCATTTTAAATACGAAATTAATGTTTTCACATTTTGTAACTACATTAACTAAAAAGTTTTCGGTATAAGAACGCCGCCCGGTATTCGGAAATGGACTATACAGTGCATCTACCCTATCAGTAGATGGGGAACCACATTCAATGATTGATACTGTAGTATCTACATTATTAGCTTTTGCCGATTCCCGAATTGTATCAATTAGTGAATTGAAATCTTTCATTGCTGCTGGTGCGAGAGATAGCATAGACATACTATGATCACGAATAAGCACGATATGTTGTTCTAATTTATCCATAATATATTTCCTTTATAAAATTGATTATTATACGCCTGATCCATTTAGAAAACAAATAACACCTATTGCCTTAGTCCAACAAGCTATTGGTTCTCCAACGGGATTTACTCTTGGGCTTAAAACTCTACCCTCTGGAACAATCACCCATTCATTTGTTCCATCTGAAAATGTCTTAGAATTAGTAAAAATCTCTAATTTGTTATTATTAATTCTAACTTCAACCGGGCGGCAATCTGACATATCACAACATGATACGTTTGTCCCCGGAATTTCTAATGACTTGAAAAATGGTCCCAATGCCGGATCAGCATTTTCTGGTGGAGCAGCATACGAAAGACTACTCAATAATAGAAATGATCCTACAATTAAAGATTTGATTTTCATGATTATTTTCATTTTCCATTTTATTTTTTGTATTAATATTCGTCAAAATATCAATATCAATAGCATGTTTAATTTCTTTACTCGCATCTATATAAAATTTTTCATTTAATTCTTTTTCAAGTTCTTCATCAATTGAAAAAGAATATCCTTTATGTTCAAATTTTTTATTCATATTATTTCCTTTAAATTGGCCCAGACGGAGGGACTCGAACCCCCATTTTCAACTCCATTTACGTTTAATAGATTAGAAGTCTACCTCGGTTACGTCTGGGTTATATGTCTCTATATCTCTGATATTATCCAAGATTAGAAGGTTTGTCAAGAGATTTTTCAGTATCACTATCTTATCTGCTTGAACTATACATGCATATGGATTTTTAGTGTCAATATATAAATCATATTTTTCTAGATAAAAATCTGGAAAATAATTATGAAATACGCCATCACTATCTTTCCATTTTATTGGCTTAGGTCTTATCCATTTAACATTTAAACTATCTAGTCTTTTTGCTAAAATTAATTCCCAAGTCGAATCTAACAATATTCCATTATATTCGATCATTTTCTTCTTTAATCTTCTATGATCTGACAATAGTGCTTTTTCTCTTATTTTATCCTTACTCTCTTGGGAGTGTTTCTTTCCCTTAAAAGTTCCAGGCTTATTTTTATTATATGCTGTTGGTATATCGAGATTTAAAGCCTTAGCTTTTGAAAATTGGTTACTATATCCACTTAATCGTTTAGCCAATATAGCCTTTTCTCTCGATTCTTTAGTCCAAGCCAATTTTCATAGGTTCTTCATTCCTTTATTCTATGGACGCATTATACTCAGATCATACATCCATGTCAACACCTAAATACCAACTTTCTATGATTTATGTCTGATCTTTAGGTTTAATATAATATTCAATAACTGGTGACTTATTTATATATTTGTAATCCCAAATATACCATGCATAATTATGTCGTGGTGCGCCGGTTGATCCCTCAATCCATCTTGGTCGGCTTGTCAGAACTAATTTACGAGCAAATGGATATTGATTAAAAAGATGTGCCCGACCCTTGGAACAATCATATTCATTACGTAATAGAAATGCACAAACACCAATTAATTTGTTGGAAATTTTTAATGCATGTTCAATAAATTTCTCTGCATCATCACCATATGGGGGATTAGTAATAATTGATGTAAAGGTTTTATTTAAAAAGGACGATTCGCCATTTTTACCTTGGTCTAATAAGAAATTTCCAATAATAAAATCTCGTCCATATCCATAATCTTTAATATCAGAGTAGAATACTTGATTAGGATATTCCTCTAATACCTTTACCATATGTCCTTCACCACAGGCAGGTTCCCATATGGAATAATTATGATTAATATGATTATGTTTAAGTAAAGTATCCATTACGGCAACAGTAACCCATTTTGGTGTGGGATAATAATCTAATTCATTTCTCTTAAAATTAGAATTTCCCATTGCATCATCATTTGTTGTAATAAAACTCATATTTTTCCCTCATTATGTTCATTTGAATTCATATATAATATTGCAGACTATGATATACAGTAGAGTTAACTCCTGTCAATATGGAAAATCAAGTCTCAAGAAAATATCAATCAAATAATATGAAATAATTAAGTGAAAGTGGAGTTAATAAAATTTATACAAATATTGAAAATGAAGAAACTATACCATATACATATCTGATAGGTTGGTCGAATTTAGACCTTTGGTATTATGGATGTAGATATGCCGCCGGGTGTAATCCAAGTGATTTATGGAAGAAATATTTCACTTCATCTAAATTAGTTAAAAATATTAGAGAAAATCATGGCGAACCTAATGTAATTCAAATCCGTAAAAAATTTAATGATAAAATTTCTACTAGACTTTGGGAAATTAAAGTTATTAAAAGAATGAACATAGTTAGGGATAAACGATTCCTCAATCAGCGAAATCCTGGCGGTTTAGATGATTTTATAAGGAAAAAAGGTTCTGCACCATGGAACAAAGGTAAAATTGGAGTTCAGAAAAGTATATTTAAAGGAGTTACCAATAGATATTCCGATGAACAACTAGCACTAATAAAGAAAAATACTAAAATAGCCATGAATAATATTGATCCAGAATTTAAATCTACTTATTATAAAAATCGAGACAGTTGTAATAATAGACTATGGATCAATAAAGATGGAAAACATAAAAGAATTAAACCCGAAGATTTAAATAAATTTTTAGGTGAAAACTGGGCCGTTGGTCGTATTATGAACCATGATGTGACCGGCAAATTTATAACAAGAGAAAATTATTCTAAGGAAACCTAAATGGAAATTAAAATTACCCACGAAGAACTACAAAAAAAGAAATTATTTCTTAGCACGCCAATGTATGGGGGCATGTGTGCTGGTATCTATAATAGGTCAATATCTGATCTAACAGCAGTTTGTATGAAATATGGAATAGAAATGAAATTCTACTCTTTATTCAACGAATCATTAATTCCCCGCGCAAGAAATTATTGTGTAGATGAATTTCTACGTAGTGATTCTACTCATTTTCTATTCGTTGACGCCGATATTGGTTTCAATGCTAATGATGTTATTGCTATGCTTGCCATGATGTCTGATGAATCTCCATATGATGTATTAGCCGGTCCGTATCCAAAAAAATCAATTCATAAAAATGCCAAAATTTTAACTGAGGACGGTTACAAAAGAATTAAATGGATTGTTGATAACAAATATAATGGAAAAGTATTAACCATTGATGAAAATGGTAAAACTGCCTGGAATAATATTTTAGAACATCATGTAAATCCTAATAATAATAAATGGGTTGAAGTTAAATTATCAAAACATCCAACTAAAGCTAAAAAATTGATTATGACTTATGATCATGAAATTTCATATGTTGAAGATTTATTTAGGCCAACTATTCAATTTAAAAAAGTTGATGAAATGGTCGGGAAATACACATCTTTAAATCCAGAAAACGTAAGATCACAGGCTTTATATAATACAGATGTCGTTTCTTCGTTAATTGGAACATTGATGGGAGATAGCCATATATCCGGTAGGGATAATAGATTATCATGTAGCCATGGAGAAAAACAAAAAGAATATCTAGAATATAAAAGAAATCTTTTTGGTGGAACTATTAGAGAATATAAATCAGTTGGATATTCTACTTCACAAATTTTTCAACTTTCGTCTATAGTCAATGGACAAACAAAATATGCCAGAGAATTATTTTTTGAAAATAATAAGAAAACTGTAAAGAACATAATCCCATACATCAATGATATTGCCTTAGCATTTTGGTATATGGATGATGGTTGTTTAAAGAAGTCTGGCGATACTGCACATTATTGTGAATTAAATACTCAGGGATTTTCTGATGATGATCAATTACTTCTTGTCGAATATTTTAAAAATACCTATGGATTTAATATTCGTATTGACGAAATGCAACCTACAGCCAATGACGATACTAAAAGAACATATAAAAGACTAAGATTTGTTAATGATGATGCTGATAAATTTTTTCAAATTATATCAAAACATATTCCAGAATATATGCAATATAAACTTCCAGAAAAATATAGAAATAGTGAATTCATTCCATTAAATAATGATAGATTAGAATTTGCTGCTACTAAAATTGAATCTGTAGAGAAAATTGACTATGATAGTGATCAATATGATATTGGTGTAGAGAATAATCACAATTTCCTATATAATACAGTTTTTATTGCTAATTGTATTAGCTGGGAAAAAATTAAGATGGCAGTCGATAAGGGATTTGCCGATGACGATCCAGAGAATTTAAATAAATATGTTGGAGATTATGTCTTTAATCCTGCCAGCAATACTACTCATATTCAAATTAATGAACCTGCCGAAGTTCTGGAAACCGGAACTGGATTTATGATGATTCGTCGTAAAACTTTTGACCTTTACAAAGAGGCGTATCCACAGTATAGTTATAAGCCCGATCATGTTCGCACGGATGCATTCGATGGCAGCAGAGAAATTGTTGCATATTTTGATTGTATCATTGAACCAGAGACAAAAAGATATCTATCAGAAGATTATTTCTTTTGTCAGAATGTGAGAAAGATGGGCGGTAAAGTATGGCTATGTCCCTGGATGGCATTGCAGCATGTAGGATCATACATATTCGGGGGAACACTTGCAGACCTTGCACAATTAGGAGCAAGCGCAACTGCCGATGTTAATCAACTAAAAAAGAATAAAAAGATTACTACTTAATTATAACTAATAACTGGAGTCTATATTATGCAATTTACGAATAATCTAATTGAAGTATTGAGGAATTACAGTATTATTAATTCCTCAATACTATTTAAACCTGGAAATATAGTTTCTACTCGATCAAAGGAATTGAACATTGTTTCAATGGCCAAGGTTAATGTAGAAATTCCCGTTGAATTTGCAATCTATGATTTAAATGAATTTCTAGGAATTCTATCAATTCTGAATGAACCTAAAGCCGAGTTTACTAAAAATCAAGTTATTCTGAAAGATGACAACAAAACCGTAAAATATACATTTACTAATGTAGATAGTATTATCAGTTCACCATATAAGAGAATTGATATTTCTCCTAATGACGTTATCACACAATTCTATTTTAGTTCCTCAGATTTTGACAATATTCTAAAGGCTTGCAGTATTCTAAAATCAAAGGATGTTACTATTGAAGGTGATAGTGATACCGGAGAAATCAATATTATCGCCGGGAATTATAAAGATAAAACATCCAGTAGTTATATAATCGGAACTAAAAATATTAATGATGAGATTACTACTAATTTTAGGCGGGTCTTTAATATTGACAACCTCAAATTAATTAAAAGAAACTACGTGACAACTATTCCAACTTCTAAATTACTACAATTTGAGAGTGATGATAAAGCAATAGTTTATTGGGTAGCACCGGCTAACGCAGAATAACAATAATTATATAATGGAGAAGAATAATATGAGCATAGAGAGTTTTATCTGGGAAGAAAAATATCGCCCCAGAGTTATTGATGATTGTATTCTACCAGCTAGGATCAAGGATTTACTTAAAAATATCGTATCAAGTGAAGATTTCCCAAATCTCATTTTCACAGGAACCCCAGGAATCGGTAAAACAACTGTAGCGAAGGCGATTGTTGAACAACTTGATGTTGACTATATCATGATCAATGGTAGTATGGATGGCGGCATTGATACTCTACGAAACGAGATTAAGAATTTCGCATCTACGGTATCATTTAAGGATAAACGTAAATTTGTTATTCTAGACGAAGCTGACTATCTAAATCATAATTCTACTCAGCCCGCTCTAAGAAACTTTATGGATGAACATAAAAACAATTGTGGGTTCATTCTCACTTGTAATATGTTCAATAAAATTATTGAACCTTTACATAGTCGGTGTCATGTAATTGAATTTAAATTCAAGAATAAAGAAATTCCTGATATTGCCATGGAATTCTATAAAAAATGTAGATATATTCTTGATCAGAAAAGTGTAAAATACGATAAGAATGCATTGACAAGTATTATTCAGGAACATTTTCCAGATTTTCGCAGAATTCTCAATAAACTACAGGGCCTATCAATTAATGGTGATATTACATTAGATTCACTTCTGGAAAACGATCTAGACGTTACCTCATTAGTATCATTTTTAAAGGCCAAGAATTTTACTGAAATTAGAAACTATACTGGCAAGCTATACAGTAATTTAGGTATCAATGTATATAATAGCTTATATGAACTGCTATTATCCCATTGCATGAAAGACTCAATTCCAGATGCTATTTTAATTATTGGTAAATATCAATATCAATCAGCATTTGTTGCGTCCCAGGAAATTAATCTTGCCGCGTGCTTAACCGAACTAATGACTATTGAGTATAAATAATGGACTTTGAAGAATACATGAAAGTTAATGGAGAAAGGTTATTATCTCTTTCTCCAATTAAGAAATCAAAGGAAAACAGAGTATGTTTTTCATGTGAGGAAGATATTCCATTATACAAATATTTTTGCACAATGGTAACTCTCATTGATGTAACGGAGGAAAATAAAATCATTAATATCAATAATTATACAGTATGTAAGAAATGCTCAATTAAAATAACATCCGATCCAATTTTTCCAAATAAACCAAAACCAAAAAAGATAATGAACAATGACACAAAACTCAGTGGATAATAAAAATACGGTTGATAAGGAAACGAATGTATTTGATGTAATTAAGAATATATCATCGGGGAAAGATACCAGTAAAGCCACAACTGAAAAACTATTACTTGAATATAATGCATTCATCGTAAATAAAGGATTTTCATTATACTTAGATACTATTCTCTATAGTAATGAAATGAATTTAAATAATAAAATACCACGTAAATATCAGTATGAATATTATATGAATGTCATTAGAAAAAAGAATAGGTGGACCAAATGGCCAGCTAAATCCGAGGATGTATTCGATAAATTAAGTCTCATATCGAGAGCATATAACGTCAATCTTCGTCGTGCATCAACCATAAATAAATTGTTATCGAAAAAACAATTTAAACAAATTGAACAACGTTATAGTAAAAAGGATGAAAGTGAAAACAATGAATAGTGATGAGTATGATAGGGTCTTTAGTAGAAACGGCATTGAAATTAAAATCAATGACAATGATTTTCTAAAAATTAAAGAAACTCTAACCAGAATTGGTATTGCCTCAAATAAAAATAAAACTTTATATCAATCCTGCCACATTCTACATAAACGTGGCATGTATGGAATTCTTCATTTTAAAGAATTATTTATCCTCGATAAGAAATTTTCAGATATTGAAATTAGTGACTATGATAGACGTAATTATATTGTAAAATTACTACATGACTGGAAACTTATCTCAGTAGATAAAGATAACTATAAAGAGGATATTGATAAAGAGATTATCAAAAATATTAAAATTCTTCCATTTGGTGAAAAATCCTCCTGGAATTTAGTTTCAAAATATACAATAGGGAAATAAATTATTATGAACAAAACAAATTTTCAAAAAGTTGGTGAATTTATGAAGGCGTATGAGCAGGACGTTCATACCACTGCAAGGTTTCCCATGGAAAAAATCCGTCAATTACGTTTTGATCTAATTGAAGAAGAACTTGATGAATTAGATGTTGCTATGAAGAAACAAGAAGAGTTAGAGGAAACGAATGATAACGGCGAATTATCAAGTGAATCTGAGTTTATTAACGATTCACAGGAAAATTTGATTGAGATTGCCGATGCACTAACTGATTTATTATATGTCATATATGGCGCCGGTCATGCCTATGGTATTGATCTAGATGCATGTTTTGATGAAGTTCAGCGATCAAACATGAGTAAATTGGATGAAAATGGTAAAGCTATTAAGAGAGAAGACGGTAAGATTCTAAAAGGACCAAATTATTCTCCACCAAATCTACATGGTATTGTAAAATTCTAAAATGAAGTATTTATGATTATGGATTTCTGTGGTTGCCAGACTTGTTATGATAAAAATAAATTTAAAGAAATTTCCCTTGACAACATAGAGAACATGTATCAATATTTCAGATATGCATGTGAAATATGCGGGAATAAACGTTGTCCACATCATCATAATCATGAATATAAATGCACTAATAGTAATGAACCAAATCAAAAAGGAATTATAGAATGAATAATAATGATAATAATAGAATTGGCGACTGGATTCAAACTTATACAGGTAAATGTTTTTATCCTCTAGACCCTCGCCCAGAGGAAATTGATATTATTGACATTGCACATTCACTAAGTATGACCTGCCGATACGCAGGGCACGTTGAACGTTTCTACTCAGTGGCAGAACATTCAGTCATCGTATCTCAGCATGTCCATCCTAAAAACGCTCTCTGGGGGCTTCTACACGACGCTACAGAGGCATATTCCGCCGATATCCCTAGCCCATTGAAGAAGTATATTCCAGGCTGGAAAGAAATGGAACGTAAATTAATGGATGCGGTATGTCGGAAATATAATTTAGATTTAGAGGAACCACATAATGTTAAGGATGTAGATTTTAATATATGTGGTGATGAAATGATTTGTCTAATGGGCAAACCAGATAGAGAATGGCAAATTAAACCTAAAGCATTAGGTGTGAAAATTCATGGCTGGAATCCATTACAGGCAAAAACTCAATTTCTAATGGAATTTAATAGATTAATTAAAAAAGGATAATACATGCTTAAAAAAATTCTTCAGTTTTTCTCTCTTAAAGACGAGAAAAGTAATGACATCACTCTAGTCTTCTATTATAATACTAATGGAGTATGGCTTGGAGAATGTCTAGATTATGATATTGGCGTACAGGGAAATACATTGGGTATTGCCATTGATAGATTGATTAAAACTATCAAAACAGAATATGATAATTCAACTAAGGACGGTAAGGAACCATTTCATAATTTATTCTATAATCCAGAATATATTAAACCAAAATTATTGGATAATTCCGTTATTGTAATTATTAATGAGACAATTCTAAAAGATAATTTTAGCTGGAATCTTTATTCTCAGACAATGGAGTAGAAAGCTATGAGTAAAATTACCGATATTATTAAAACAGTATTTCCACGAACTGAAACATCTAAAATTGACCAATATGAAACTGACCTAAATAATGTATTTTCATATGGAATTAATACTGATAGGAAACTAGCAGGATTTTTATCCCAAGTTGGCCACGAATCCATGGGATTTAGTGTAGTCGAAGAAAATCTAAATTATTCTTCTGATAGACTATTAATTGTATTCCCAAAATATTTTACTAAAATCTATGCCGGCGAATATCATAGGCAGCCCATTAAAATTGCTAATCGAGTTTATGCAAATAGAATGGGTAATGGTAATGAGAATTCTGGTGATGGTTATAATTATCGCGGGCGCGGACTAATTCAATTAACAGGAAAAGATAATTACCAAAGATTTGCTGATTACTGTGGCATTGACGTAGTAACTAATCCAAATTACCTATTATCTCCACATGGAGCAGTTCTAAGTGCTATTTGGTATTGGGAAATGAGAGGATGTTCCGTCCCAGCAGATAAAGGCGATGTATTAGCATTGACAAAACTGATCAATGGTGGTAGTATTGGCCTAGCAGATAGAGAACGTTTGTATAACGAATTTCTTCATCATTTAAAAAATTCAAATGTATATCTTGAATATACCGATACTAAGTCTAATAATAAAGGACCAGAACTTTTACTTGAATTGAAGAATGATTTAGGTAAAAGTGAAGCAAATATTCCAATTGTTATTGACGTATCCGAGAAAAAGAAAAATAATGATCCTGTGCAAGATTTTAGTATGGGAAGTGGATAATATACGGGAGAAAATATGACGTTTTTTTATAGTTCAGTAGACTTACACTATGACGACATTTTATTTCGTGGGTATAAAGATGGTAAGCGTATTAAGGAAAATATCAAATTTAAACCTACGCTATTTCTAGAAACAAACAAACCAAAATCTAAATTCAGATCGTTAGATTACATAGATTTAGCACCAAAGAAATTTGAATCTATAAAAGAAGCACGGGAATTCACTAAAAAATATAAAGAAGTGAATAACTTCAAGATATATGGTATGCAAGATTACATATATCAATTTATGACGGATATGAGAAAATATTCCAATATTGAGTTTGATATTAATCATTTTAATATTGGATTTTTTGATATCGAGGTTGCCAAGGGTGAGAATGGTTACTCATCAGCTAAGGAAGCTAAACAACCTATTATTACCATTTCATATAAAAGTAGTAAAAATGAAAACTATATGTGCTGGGGATTAGGCGACTATGATCCAGCAAAAAGTATAGTTGATGGTATTAAGATAAAGTATGTAAAATGTAATAGTGAAACTGATTTAATCATCAAGTTTCTGGAACATTGGCGCCTCGATATTCCAGATATTATTACAGGTTGGAATACTGATTTCTATGATATTCCCTATCTCATTAATAGAATTACAAATATTCTATCATGGGAAGTTGCCAAGAGTTTATCTCCCTGGAATATCATTCATGAAAGAGAAGAAATCTATAACGGTAAAGTCCAACAAACATACAATATCGTTGGAATTCAACAATTAGACTTCATGAAGGTATTCAAGAAATTCGCATATTCATACCCTATGCAGGAAACATATAAACTAGATCATATCGCAAATGTAGTATTGGGAGAGAAAAAATTAGACTATTCTCAATATAAAGATTTGTCTGAATTATATAAAAGTAATTTTCAATTATTTTGTGATTATAATATCAAAGATACTCATCTAATAGTGAGAATGAACGATAAAGAAAAACTGTTAGATTTAGTTATCACTATGGCATTTGAAACCAATGTCAATTTATCAGATACATTTTCTCCGGTTAATGTATGGGATCAAGTAATTAATACTTATCTCTATGATAGAAATATTATTATTCCTCCCAAGGAACATGTAAATAAAACCCATCAATATGCTGGTGCCTATGTTAAGGAACCACAAATTGGGAAATATGAACATGTATTGACATTTGACCTGGATTCTCTATATCCACATTTAATTATGCAGGCAAATATTGGACCTGAAACGTTAGTTGATAAATTAGATATTCTAACTAAGATTAATGAAATTGAAATGTCAGATAATCCAAATACAGACAATGATCTTGAAGATTTAAAAACGTTACTAAGAATTGCATCAGAAGTAAATGTTGATGGTATTCTACGTAAGGAGTATGATCTATCATTTCTGAAACGATTAAATCTGACAATCACGGCTAATGGTGCGGCTTATATTAAAGATCAGGGCATTTTCTATGACTTAATGGAGAAAATGTATAATGATCGGGTATTATATAAGAAGAAAATGATTGAGGCAAAGAAAGAATATGAAAAAACTGGCGATATCAATGCTAAGAATGATATCTCACGATTTAATAATATTCAGATGTCTAAGAAAATTCTTCTAAATTCTGCATATGGTGCAATTGGAAATCAGTATTTTAGATACTTCAAGATCATCAATGCCGAAGCTATCACTCTATCTGGTCAAGTAGCAATTAGATGGGTAGAGAATGACATTAACATATATCTCAATAAAGAACTGAATACTGAAAATGTAGATTATATTATTGCATCTGATACTGATTCTGTTGTTATCAATATCGAACCTTATCTTGACGTATATTATAAAGATACTTCCATGTCAAAATTAGATTATTTGGATAAGTTATGTCGTGATAAATTAGAGGAAATTATCAAGCAATCATATGACAATCTAGGGGAATATTTAAATGTATATTCACAGAAGATGCGTATGAAGCGTGAAGTAATTGCCGATAAGGGATTGTGGGTAGCGAAGAAGAAATATGTTCTTCAAGTATTGGATAGCGAGGGAGTTAGATATTCTGAACCTACTCTAAAAATTATGGGAATTGAGGCTGTTAAATCATCAACTCCTATGGTTTGTAGAAGTATGATTAAGGATTCTATTAAAATTATTCTGAATAAAAATGAGAAAGATATTCAGGATTATTTGCAGGAATGTTACAAAAAATTTAATACATTACCACCCGAAGATGTGGCATTTCCGCGCGGAGTCAATGGCATAGAAAACTACATATCTAGTAGTGGTCTATATGAGAAAGGCACTCCAATTCATGTAAGAGGATCAATTTTATATAATTATCATCTAAAGAAAAACAATCTTGATAAAAAATATCAGAGTATATTTTCTGGCGATAAGATTAAATTTATATACTTAAAGGTCCCAAATACGATTCATGAGAATGTTATTGGTTTCAGTGACGTTCTTCCAGAGGAATTAAATATTCATGAATTCATAGACTATAAACTACAATTTGAAAAAACATTGATAGCTCCTATTCAACACATTCTGGACGTAGTTGGTTGGAATTGGGAATATAAACCACCTATCAATACATTAGCTGAATTTTTTAACTAAAGGATAAATTATGGCAAACCCATTAATAGAAAAACTAATGAAAAATACAACTCTTAAAGATACTGAAATTCTAAGTAAGAGTGATGTATTTCTTCCCAAGAAGTTTTATGATACTAAAATTCCTATTCTAAATTTAGCATTAACTGGAAGTGTTGATGGTGGTATATTCTCAGGCGTAACTATTATTGCCGGGCCAAGTAAACATTTTAAATCTAAAATAGCATTAACCATGTTAAATGGATTTCTATCCGACAATGATAATTCTGTTGGATTAGTATATGATAATGAATTTGGAACACCAGAAGAATATTTTGCTGCATCAGATATTGATAAGGATAGAGTTGTTCATTCTCCAATTATGAATATTGAGGAACTTAAATTCGATATTATTAAACAAGTAAGTAATATTAGTAAGAAAGATGAAGTAGCTATTCTAATTGACTCATTAGGTAATATGGCATCTAAGAAAGAATTGGAAGATGCACTAAAAGAAAATAGTGCCCAGGATATGACTAGGGCTAAGGCACTGAAATCAGTGTTCAGAATGATTACACCTTATCTTCATATGCGAGATATTCCACTAATTGGTATCAATCATACTTACCAAACACAGGAAACGTATAGTAAAGCTGTAGTATCCGGCGGAACAGGGCCATATTATTCTGCCGATAATATTTGGATTATTGGAAGAAGACAAACCAAGGAAGGTGATGATGTAATTGGATATGAATTCATTATCAATATTGAAAAATCCAGATTTGTCAAGGAAAAATCACAATTTCCATTAACTGTTACCTTTGAAGGTGGCATTGATAAATGGTCTGGAATGCTTGACATTGCCCTAGAACTAGGATACATTGCAAAGCCCTCTAATGGTTGGTATCAAGTTGTTGACCAGGAAACAGGTGAACTACTGGAACCTAAACGTAGAGCGAAAGATTTCGTAAATAACGATGAAATCTGGAAATCTGTAATGACAGATAAATTCAAAAAATCCCTATCAGAAAAATATAAACTATAATAGCATAGGAAACTAAATGAAAGAATCTTTAATTATTGACTATCTTATTGGTAGTCAAGATTATTCTCGTCAAGTATTACCTTTTCTAAAAGAAGAGTATTTCGTATCTATTGCAGGAAAAACGTATTTTAATATTATTAATGATCATTATCTCAAATATAAGACATTGGCTAATAGTAAAATATTAGAAATAGAATTAGACAATCTAACTACATTAAATGAAAATCAATATAAGGAATGTGAATCATTTCTTCAAGAATTAAATAATAATGATACAGAATTTAATGTTCCCTGGGCCATAGATAATACAGAAAAATATTGCCAGGATAGGGCCGTTTATCTGGCCATTATGGATTCTATCAAAATCATCAATAATGAAAATAAAGATTTTGATAAAAATGCAATTCCCAAGATATTAGAAGATGCATTGGCTATTAAATTCTCCAATAATATTGGACATAATTTTCTTGAAGATTCCGATGACAGATTTAATTCATATTTAACCTGTGAGGAAAAAATTGAATTTGATCTAGAAATGCTGAATCTAATTACAGAAGGTGGATTTGAGAGAAAATCTATTAATGTATTCATGGGTTCAACTGGCACAGGTAAGACATTATTAATGTGTCATATGGCCGCTGCGGCATTTCTAAGAGGATATAATGTTCTTTATATTACAATGGAAATGGCCGAAGTAAAAATTGCCAAACGAATAGAGTCGAATCTTCTTAATATTCCATTATCTGACCTATCAAATACGACTAGAAAAACATATTTAGATAAAATGGATAAATTAAAAAGTAAGAGTATTGGTAAATTAATTATTAAGGAGTATCCAACCACTGGTGCCAATGCTTTACACTTCAAACACCTTCTAGAAGATTTAAAAATTAAGAAAGGGTTCACGCCGGATATCATTTTCATTGATTATATTAATATTTGTTCAAGTTCCAGGTTAAAATCCCATCATGCATCAAATCCATATATTTACATTAAGTCTATTGCCGAGGAATTACGTGGGCTTGCAGTAGAGACGAATACATGCATCATTAGCGCCACACAGACGAACCGTGCAGGCTCTAGGAACAGTGATGTGGAGATGGATAACACTTCGGACTCATGGGGCCTACCACAGACTGTAGACTTCATGGCGGCACTAATAACAAATGATGATCTTGCATCATTACAGCAAATATTAGTTAAACAACTGAAAAATCGTTATGCTGATAATGACAAGAATAAGAGATTTGTATTAGGTATTGATAAGGCATATATGAGGTTATATGATTGTGATCAATCAGCACAGGAAAATATCATGGAAGATAATGATACTCCGGTAATGGATAATACACGGTTTACCATGGATGATACTAAAGACAAATTTAGTAAGAAGAAGACTGGAAGTAGAAAAAAGTTTAATAATGGAAAATCATTGGAGGAATTTGTAAATGACGTATGAGATTATTGATGAGTATAAAATTTATGAAAATACTACAAAACAAATTATTCATTTTGATACAAATAAGAAAAATGCTAGAAAGTTAGTGAATCAACTAAAAAGAGGGAGTGGCTTTAGCGGCAACACTCCCTCTTTCTTTTCTAATAATTATTCAGAATCTAAAAATAATATTACCTAAATATAAGGTAATATTTTAATTGAGGATAAAATGATAAATTTTAAAAAATTTTTAGTTATTCGTGAAGAGTTAAATTTAAAAGAAAAACAACAAGTTAGAACCTGGAAACGTGACCCAGAGGCATTATTACATACTGATCATTATTTCGGAAAGGGTAATGATGAAATAAAAGAAATATTACCGAATAGTATGAATAAATCAGAAATACATAAAAAAATTGAACGTCATTTAGGACAAGAAATCCATATTGATGATTATAAAAAAGGTATCATAAAAGATAAATATAATAGAGATATTAGACTCGGTTCTTTTTTAAGACAAAATAAAATATCAGAACATCTTATTAATTCCTATGCTACTGATGGCACTAGACAAGGCAAAAAATTTACTGGTTTAACAGTAAGAACAACACGGTCACCAGAAGGTGTAGCTGGTCAAACCTCTCATAATCAATCATGGGAAAATGAATCTTGTAAAAATTTCAATACTGGTAAAATGAAAAAACATTTACCCCATGAAGTAGAACATGGGACAGTTGTTTCTTATTTACATGATCACACGGGAAAAGAAATATCTAGAATAACTATGCAACCTTATATTGGCAAAAATGGACATAGAATATATCATGTTGATAGTCATTATGGAATAAAGCATGAGGGGTTTCATGAACATGTTAAAAACATCGCTAAAAAATTAAGCTCCGATAAAGTGGAATTATCAACGTATAAAGTTCATCCTAAAGTATATTCTGATTCCGGGGAAGAAGAAATATATCATCCCAATTTAAGTCATAACCAAATACATCATATTATTGATACTGGTTCAGTAAGTGATAAAATGACCATAAGTGATCATGATAATATCGATTCTTCTCATATAGATAAATTACTTGATGATAAAAGTCCATTAGTAAAATATAATTTAGGTAGAAATAATAAACTACAATCTTCTCATATAGAAAAGATGTTAAAAGATGATAATGCAAAAGTAAGATATTATGCTATTAAACATAAAAATGCCGAGCCACATCATTTTAAAATGGCCCTAAATGATGAAAATGAAACAGTTAAAAATACGGCCAAATCTAGACTAAGCGATACTGATTCTTTATATAAAGAACTAACTCAATAATATGTCTAAATTCATATATGTTATTTCTGCTGCTAAATCTAATAATCCACCTTGTAAAATAGGGATAAGTGACAATCCTGAAAAACGAGTTAAACAACTCCAAACTGGTCATCCAGAAAAACTAGAAATTAAATTTATGAAGAAATTAGAGAATGCCAGACTTTATGAAAAGTTACTTCATAAAGATATGAGTTATATTCGCTCACATGGAGAATGGTTTGATCTATCAGTTAAACAAGCAATAGATCAAATCAATTTCACTCTTATACATTATGAACAATCAGACTTGAAATATTAATCCACAATATGTGGAATGTAATTAGGTGACATATTGTGAATCATTTCATCTAGATTATAATATCTGTGAACGATAAATTTAATAGACGAAATTAAATCATATGGATTACGAAAATTACTATGATCCCATTTTTGTATTGGCGTATATGCATCCCCATGAGTAATAAAAAAATCGTTCCTCATTCCCATAATGTAACGATCTTTACCACTCACTTCTAAATACATCATATATTTTTTATTTGTATATTTCATATGACACAAAAAATTCAAGACTTCTTTAAATTGTTTCTTAGTCATCATTACAATTGACTTCCTGTAAAATTTCAGTTTTACCAAGATACTCTGCAACACTCATAGATTTATTACATGACTCACAATATAAACTATGAGTATATCTGTTATAGTCTGAGAATATCATTTCACCTAATGCATTAAAATATGGATAAATCATTAAACATGTAGAACTCGTATTAAGACGGATTTTACATGTTTTTGTTTCGCATTTATCACTCATTATCCTTGATATGATAGAAGAATTAATCATTAGCGATAATACCTATTATGATAGGGATGATTATGCCTATACCTATAGGGAGCATATGGCCTTCCATATACAGGAGGAACATAACTAGGTTGATAAATTACACGCGGACTCGCAACATATGCAGGACCTATCGCATAAGGACTAGGTTGAATATATCCAACACATCCCGATAATACAAATAAACTTCCAAATACTAGCATTCTAATCATTATATAAATCCTTTACATGTTTTCATTTTATAGATACCATCTATATCACGTTAAAATCACGATGTCAAGATAAAATTGCGGCTGAAATGCCTAATCCTCTCACACCACCCCAAATTAGTTCTCCCCATTCAGGGGAACCATTAAATCCATTTGGCCATCCTGGTTTATTAAATGGTTCTGGTCTAGGATTAATACCAACAATCCTATATCCAAGTTCATAGCAAAATCCAATTAATAATCCTGATAAGATAATTGGAAATACGTTATAACCAAAATACCATGCCCATATAGAAGGAAGTATAATTGATAATGTTCCATGTAATGTCATGGCACCAAAATCTCTTAAATATACTCTACTAAAATAATTGGGTAATTCGTCTCTACCTTCCCGACCCATTCCAAGCCCACCAAATAGCCCCAGAGTGGTCCCTACCCAGACTAGGGGAATGAGTATAGCCGATACCCATAAAGGCGCTCCTGAGATAAATGCGGCGGTTGCTAGGGTCAATCCAAAGAAGAGTCTAGTAGGTTGTCCCCATTTTAGATTTGTCCAGGTTTCAAATAACCCACCACAGATTCTTCTACCAAAAGCCCCCAATAAAAATGATATAATTGCACTAAATGTAATATACACTATTCCGAACCTTCATGAATATTTTTCTTATTAGAATCATATGATCCTTTATTACCAATTGATGATTTAATTTGATTAGCATGTTTTAATACTACTACTAAATTGCCACCAGAACTTTTTGGTATCCAACTATCATGCCCTTTAGCTCTTAATGTATCAAACCAGTCAGATTGAGTTTTTTTATAATTATCACTTTTGTGTCTCAATTCTTGTGGAAATTCGCCAGTATGTGGATTTTCTGCTTTTATATGTGCAGGAATTACTCTACTTTTAGTATTTGTTTTCTCATATGTGTGTTTTTCGTGCGAGTATGTATGACCCATACTGTCATTTTCAGTAGAATAACTACTTGCTTCTTCTGGATTAGATGTAAACCATGCACCATGTCTTCCTACATTAAATGAACTAAAATCCTTATCTTTTGATGTGCCATGGTAATATACTTTCGGCACACCTTTTTCATGTGTGACACTATTACCAAACCATTTCATCAAGTTTTCTTTTGACTCATTTAAAAATTTTTAAAACTAATCATTATTTCTTTCCTTTAGCAGTTTCCGCATCTAAATCAAAATGCCTAACATTAACTTCTTTCTCTCCACGAAATTTAGCCGCCATGACAGTATGATGGCCGTCCATAACATAGTGTTTACCATTATGTTTAATTACCATTATATCACTAGATGTCTTTTTGTCTATTTTATTTTTTAATTGCTCTCTATCACTTGTTCGTATAAATGGCTGAGTCGCATAAAGATCACTAATTTTCATTGTTTTATCTGAAAATTTACCTTCATAGGTTTTATTAGCTTCAACCCTATCTGATGTATTATCAGAAAACATTCCCAATTTTTCATGATACTTATATAATTTATTTTCTGCCTTAGTCACTTCACCTTTATTGTAATTGGATAATGGAATATTTTCCTGTTTATCCGCCTTTAACCATTTACCATAATTAGTTTTTTTACCATAAATTTTAGCAGTTTTTACCGCTAATTGCTCTGGATCAACATTTCTTTCTATTAAAAAATTTCTAAAACTAATCATGTTTTTCTACCTTCATCTTTTCTGGTTCAAAAATAATATAACTCTTAGTAGAATCTGCACCTTCAGTTTCATCTGGGCGTGTATTTTTATAAACTAATCCCTTTTTACCCTTAGATTTCATATGATCTATAAATTTACTCATTATTTCTTTATGAATAGATTTACCATTTACATTACGAGCATATGTGCCATGATGATTCATAAATGACCTAAATGTATTTTTATTTGAATGGTCATATCCATATTCTTTCTTATCTACTGGAATATTTTCTTTATTCATTAGTTTAGAATGAATGTTAGATGCCTGTTCATGTGTAGAACTAAATTTATCTTGATGCCACTTAATAAACAAATTTTTATTATCTGGATGCGAAAAAACAGTAGAAAACACATGAGTTTCTACCGAATCTTCATCCTGATGTCCTTTTTTCTGCGGAACTACTTCTAATTCTGATCTAGTTGGTCTTTTAGTTTTATAAACTACACCTTTACTAGAATTAGGCTTATTTACCCCACTGGCGAATTTTTTGGCTACCTCCGGGTCAGCAGCAAAATGAGCACCTATAGCCTTATCGGTATCTATACTTTTTTCATTTCGTTGTATATGTGTAAGTTCCTTTGGATATGTTGTTCCATGATACATCCATTGAGATTCATTGAGAAAATTCTTAAAACTAATCATCTAACAATTCCATTTACGTAATGCTAATGCTTTTCTGCTAGGTTCGCCATTAGGTTTTCTCATTGGACCTTTAACGCCAGACATTCTAGCACAAAATGATTTTCTTCTATTATAAGCCTTAGAATCTTTCTTCAATTTACTTGGTTTAGTTGTTACGGCCATTTGTAATTTTGAACCAGGATTTTCCCGTCTATAACTTTCAACACCTTTCTTATTCAATCCACCAGATTCACTCTTACCTTCCTTACGTTGCCATGCTGCACTTTCAAATAATTCAGCATCATCAACATTCTCAAAATCAGTCCAAATAATTTCTGGATCAACATTTGAATTTTCAGATAAATTTGTTACCATGTCTTCAATTATGTCAAATTTCTCATCAACAGGTAATTTATATAATTTATGTAAATAGAGGAAATTATTAAATGATGATATTGCTGACATTATTTAATTTCCTCATGTTTTTCTATGCTTAATTTTTCTGGTTCAAACACAATATAATTTTTCTTTGATCTTACACCTTCTTTTTCCATTGGAGCCGTATTATGATAAACCAAACCTTTTTTACCTTTTGCCTTCATAATATCATGATAATGACTAATTACTTTTTCTTTAAATCCTTTTTCTGGTTCATGCATTAATTCACTATCAAAATTTTTAAAATAAGATTTAAATGAATTGCCTTTATGTGCAGCTAGGCCAAATTTTTCCTTATCTGCTGGGGCCTTTCCTCTAGATAAATGATCATGAATTTCCTCTGCTGTTTTATCATCAACCCGTCGGGCATTCTTAACCCAGGATTTAAACATTTCTTTATGTTTAGGATGACCAAGAACAGTAGATACTACATGGGCGCCGACAGCATGTTGATCACCCTCTTTTTGCCCAGACCATTTATAGGTTTTTTGTGGCACAACGTATAATTCTGATCTTTTTAATGATTTAGTTTTATAAACTGCACCTTTATTGCCGCCTTCACTATTTTTACGATTATACAATCCCTTAGCAAATTTCCTAGAAATTTCTGGATCAGCAGCAAAATGGGCACCTATTTGCGTATCTAATGTTGAATAATCATTTTTATTGCGTTCAATAGTTTTTAAATTGGGTTCAACTGAACCATGATACATCCATTGAGATTCATTGAGAAAATTTTTAAAACTAATCATGGTTTGTCCAGTGGAGTTAGTGATTTAATCTTTATTCTATGTGGACTTAATACATGTAATTCATCACTATGTCCTATACCATTCCATCCAGATACCCAATCAACCCCACGACTACGTAATTCATGTATAACTCCAACATCTGAATTATGTTTATCATGAAGGTTTTGTATGTATTCTTTATGGGATTTAGTATCATAATCTAATCCAGAACCATATACTTTTGCTTTTACCATCCCACGTTTTCCGTTCATATCTCTTACTGTTGGTGATGAATATGGCCTCTCTCTACCATTTCTAGCAAAAGATATTCCTAACCTTCTAAGTTCAAATCCATTTGAAATACTATCCATATTTGACGACATATGAGATACATCCCACGATTTAGATATTAATTTAGGCATATCATCTTTATTTTCTTTGAGAAAGTTTTTAAAACTAATCATGATTGGATTTTCCAAAAACATGTTTAATATGTTTTATTGAATATTTATATTGATCACCTTCACTACCATCTAAAAGATTGTCATGTTCACCTGATAATACAGCCTTTATAGATTTAGGATCATCTTTAATATAACGAGCAGTCTTATGCCAATTCTGGTGAATTGCTATGATATTTTTAGTGGGAACTTCATCCATATGAACCATAGTTCCTTTAAATTTTTCTTTAGGAACATGAAATTCAACATCTACACTTCCATCAGTAACATCCCCAGGCTTTCCATAAAATCCCTTTGGGTCCCCATAAATTGCCTTTGGTCCTTCATAACCCTTAGCATGGTCTATTGATAAACCATTTTTTGCTATTGATTTCATATTCGATGCGGGAGTTCTATGATATAGACGAATATGACCATCGGGAATTGGTGTTGTTCCTGGTTCTGGTGGAAGATGAGTATAATGAGTGTTTATATCATCGCCACTATTTTTCTTCTCTTCTCTGAGAAAATTTTTAAAACTAATCATAAATATTCGTCCATTAATTAAACGTTAATAATATTATATATTTATGTTAATTACGAACTTCAACATAGTTCCAATTGTTCATCAATACAGGAGTCATGAATATCGAACTTCTCTTAATGAAGAATTTATTATTGGTAAAATTCAACTGTTCAATGAGATTACAGAAGACAGAATCAAGAGTAATGATAATATCTGCATTCTCAAATACTAATAACCAATCAAATATATTATCAGTTATTCCAGCTTTCACTTCAATGATATCATACTCACGCGGATCAAAATTAAAACTACCAGAATTTAGTTTAGTATCACTTCCCTCTAAATGACAAACAACTGTCTTTTTATTTGGATTAGTTACTACTTTATTATACAATTCTAATTCTCTGGTAAAATTACGATGAATATTCAATTTCCATTTATTACTGAATGGAACCTTCGCGGTGGCATACTTATATTCATCAAATTTCAGGTGATTATATAAACCTAAATTAGTAATTCTAGATTCATAGTCACCACGAAGTCTATTCATTAATTGATCAAATTCAGGAGATTTACGTTCAATGTCAGTGGCACGACTCAATAAATGAGATTCATGAAATGGAAATGATATAATCTCATTACATCCAGCATCATATAATAAATTCTTAGGTAATTCATACCAATATTCATTATTAATACCATATTCTGGTTTAAATGATGAGAATGGAACTGGTATGAATTTACAATATGGCGCGGCTTCCTGAAAACTATCTACAAATCTATTGTCAAGAGCGAAACATACAGTAGAATCTTCCTGCCGTGAATAAAATTCGGCAATAGGTAAAGCAATAATAGCATCACCTATTCCACGAACCTGAATAATTCCTATATTTCTATTGCTCATGTTAAATCTTCTTCAGAATAATTTCAATACAACATTCAACATTAGGAAGTAATGTTTGATCGAAATTTCCGCCATAGGGAAAATAGAACTCGTCAATAATTTCAATTTTCTGGGGAATGACTGAATGATTTACCTTCTTAATCATATCCAATACATTTACACTTCTAGGTAGTTTTAATTCCTTACCTAATGTGAATGACCATTTATGATCAGAATTGAATTTAGATGGCCACGTATCATGCTCATACATCTTTTCCTCTGGAATAGTAATAACTAGATATCCCCCAGATTTAACTACTCTAATCCAATTATATAAGGCAACTCCATAATCTTCCATGTGTTCCAGACAATGACTGGAATGAAGAAAATCATAGGCATCATCTGGAACTGTAACCAAATATTGAGCATCCCCATCAGGCATATCCCAGGCTTTAATAGAAGTGATTGAGGGAAAATGAAGAGTATGATTACCTAATGTATCATTTCCCGCCCCTACATCAATTCCAGACCCTCTAAAATACTTAGTGTGAAATTGACCGTTATTGTATCTGCGCTTGGCAGACTTACTTTGTTCATGCATATTTAAATTCCTTAATCAAAAAATAACTTTATATTTATGTCCATAATGCTGAAAAATATTTACCAAATAACCTAGTCCCATTATTAATACGTTCCCAGGTCTTATTATGTAATACCATATCCAATGCACCCTTATCATCATATCCTATAGTATCTTCCTTCTTAGATATCATGTCAAAGGTCCAAATCATTTCATCCAGAACATATTCCCAGCGAATGATCATATCCTCAATAGGAGCATTGATATCATATGGATATTTGGATGTGATTTCAAGAGGTAAGTCCTCATCCTCCACCATTGGAACACCCTGTTTATGTTCCCTAATCTTAACCAGAATAGGATGAATGATCAATGATAAGGTATGATCAGCATTCCAGATATCGTAATTATCAATCCTAACAGATTCTAGTCGTGGTCGTTTATCCTTACCATTTCTATATGGTCCAATGTTCACTCTCATAATAATTAATTCCCTCTCTATAGTAACTATTATCCCTGTCTAAACTGACATACAGAGTATACCAACATAAATTCAGTTTGTCAAGAACTATTTTTCGGATAATGACGATATTTTTCCACTATTTTCGCTTGACTCTAGATAGAGTATGGAGTAATATACGGGAATTGAAATCAAACAAGTATAGGATGAATGAACAACAACATGAAATATGCATTTATTAATATTGTTTATGGATTATGCTTGTCTATTTTTACCATGGGTATTAGTATGAGCATTTATCAGAGTATTGTCGTCACCAATGATATTGGTTGGGGATTGGTAATCCTTGGAGGAATTAATCTTATTGCAATATCAACTTTATATGTTGAACAAAAATCTATAAACAATAATGCCGATAATAATAATAATAAAGAAAAGGATACTGAATAATGGGATATAATGTAACATATGATCTACTAAAAGAAGTTTTTATTAATACAGAAACTACATTTATTGTAACAGAAAAAAGTGAAACGATATTTAATGAAAGAGAAACTACATTAACTACAACAGTTAAAACTTTATCTGTCCCATATGAGCCGGGAGAAGATAATCTATTAACCGGATTATACAATGATGATACTGTGGTG